ATCTTCAGTTTGAAGAGAAAGACGAGTTTCTGCGAGGAGCTATGGGTTATCGCCCCAACAATAAGCAAGAAGCCATGCTAGGCCTTTTACTTGCAGGTTATACAAATCAGAAATTCGATATTCCAAAGTCGCTAGGTTCTAAAGATGATACTAGACCCTGACGCCTTTGATAAAGCTTTTCAAGATACCGCAAAGGATATGACTGAAGAGCTACGGAAAAACGCTTTAGATAGTGGTTGGCACGAGGATGTTGTAAACAACATGAGTGTTCAATACGAAGACGGGTTTAAAGTTAAAGTTAACCCAGACTATGAAGAGCGTGCGTTTAAGCATGAGTACGGCTCTCCTGGAGTTAGTCCTACAGCAGTTATCCGTAAATATGAAAATAAGAATACCGAAGCTGAAGCGTCATTTTTTAATCATCTAGATAGGCATTCAAAGTAATGGCATTTATACTGGCAGAAGATAAAGCTCTTAGAGACAGACTACAGGGCATAACTGTTTATGACCAAAAGTCAGAAGCTATGGATGAGCCTCGTACTGTCGGAGTATTTTTTGGACAACCTGACCAAGAAATTCGTGCACAGGTTTACCCTTATATAACTATTGACTTAGTTGATATAAACCGAGACATGGAACGTGAAATGCGTGGAAAAACTCATGCAAGTTACCTAGTTCCTTCTGTGGTTACTCTTGGTGCAAATGATTCATTTGAAACTGACCTTCCTATTCCTGTAAGTCTTGACTATCAAATAACTGCGTATTCTCGTCATCCACTTCATGACCGTGTGATGATGGCTCAGCTTTTATACTCAAAACTTCCTTTTAGATTTGGCTACCTAGAAATAACTGAGAAGACAGTTGTTACTGGCCAAAGCCCAAACCAAACAACAACAAACACTAACACCTACCGACGCCTTGACGTTCTAGACGTAGCTAAACGTGACATGGTAGAAGCAGGTAAGCGTTTGTTTATGAATGCTGTAACTGTGCGTGTTTCAAGTGAAATACCACAGGATACTTATAGAAAACTAGTTCGCGTACAAGAAGCTCGTATTGCTGTTTCAACAAAACCAAACATCTCTACAAAACTCACAGAAAATATCACAATAACGGATTAATACGGAAACCACTGACAATAACAACTAACCAAGGAGTCTAAATGGCTAATTATAACCACCCGGGAGTTTATGTAAATGAACTTCCATTAACGGTTACCACAAACGCATTCGGCTATTCAGCTGATGCTGCTGGTGCCGTCGTTGCCCAATTTGCAAAGGGCCCAACTGCTGTAACTAGAGTTACTTCTTATTCTCAATTTGAGGACAAGTTCGGTAGCCTAAACGGTAGTTTTCCTGCAACCTATAGCGTCAAGATGTTCTTCGACAATGGTGGAACTGACTTGTATGTTCGCCGTGTTGTGGCTGCTGATGCACCACAGGCTGAAGCTAACATTGTTGACACAGCAACTACCCCAGTAACTATTGCTACTATTCAAGCAAAGTACAAGGGTAACAACAGCACTCTTTTGCGCCTGAAGGTAGATAACGAAGTTACTATCAACAGCAAGAAGTACTTTGACCTACATGTGTATTTTGATGACGGTGACTCAGACTATGTTAGCGGAAGCTTTACTCAAAGCAAAGCACAGCTTAATACTGAGGTTGAAAGATTTAACGCAGTTAGTTTTGACCAACCAGATTCAAGTAGCTACATTAAAACCGTTCTAGACGTTTCTTCTAACTATGTAAAAGTAAAGGCTGGAACTTCTATTGGAACAATTACTGCTACAAAGACAATCAACTCTGACATTATTCCACTTACCGGAACTGAATCAACCACTGCTTTAACACGATACGATTACACTGGTGATTTAGCTTCTCCAGCTGTTGGAACAGTTGCATCGTTTGCTGTATTCAATGACTTTAATGTTGTTGACCAGCCGCTAGTTGTGTTCTTCCCAGATGTAAACAAGTTCTTCACTACTACCGCTCATGCTCAGTATGTGTTTAACTCAGCTATTGCATGGAGCGAAGTAAACACAAGCCGCTTTGTAGTTGTCGATACTCCTCCAGATTTAACTGTTGCATCAGCAAACACATTTGCTAGTGGATTAAGCGTTACAAGTAGAGCTGCAGTATACTACCCACACGTCTTTATTAAGGACACCGCTGTAGGTGGAAGCGCTATTCGTAAGATTAACCCAGCAGGAGCTGTAGCTGGACTGTACTTGTTTAACGACAGACGTTCAGGTCCATACAAGACTCCAGCAGGTATTGGTGCAAAGCTTTACGATGCAATTGCTCTAGAAAAGCTACTCACTAACGATGACCTAGATTCACTAAACACTAACTCAGGATACCCACTAAACGCTATCCGTAATGTGCCAGGTGCTGGAATTGTTGTAATGGGTGGACGTACTCTAAAGCAGGATGGAACCGCTAACCGTTACATTGCAATGCGTCGTTCGCTAACCTACATCGAAAAGAGCCTGTCTGACCTAACTCAGTTTGCTGTATTTGAAAGTAACAGTGAGGCTCTATGGGCAAGAATTACCACAACTCTAAGTTCGTTCTTGAACACTTACCGCAACCAGGGTGGTCTTCGTGGAGCTTCTCCAGAAGATGCATTCTTTGTCAAGTGTGACTCGGACAACAACACTAACCAGTCTATTGCAAATGGTATCGTCAACATTGACGTAGGTGTTGCTCTAGAGTACCCAGGTGAGTTTGTAGTAATTAACCTAAGTCAAATCGTCGGCCAGTAATCTAAGGAGAAAATAAACAATGGCTACAGTAATAAATAACCGCTCAACGCTTGAGACGGACCCAATCAGAAACTTTAGGTTTCTGGTTACCTTCAAGCCACTAAGTCAAGCAGATGCTACATGGTTGCCTAAGGGCCCAAGTAAAGTAACTGTTGGATTTACCTCGGTATCTGGTCTAGCAGTAACCACTGACAGTATCCCTTACCGTGAAGGTGGCTATAACACCACTGTCCACCAGATTCCTGGACAGACAACCTTTGCACCTATCTCGCTACAGCGTGGTGTCGTTCTAGGCACTAAGCAGCACTGGGACTGGATGCGTCAGTTGTTTGCTACCGTGCAGGGTGGAACCAACCGTGCTAACCAAGCAACCAACTTCCGTGCAGATGTTGAAATTGCTGTGTTGTCACACCCAATTGCTGGTTCTGGAGGTGGAAACCAGGAACTAACTGGTGCCAACTACACTGACCACGTATCAATGAGATTCCAGGTTTACAACGCTTGGCCAACCAACGTTGCATACTCTGACCTTAACGCAGGTGACAACGCTATCTTCGTTGAGCAGATGACTTTGGTACACGAAGGCTTCGATGTTAACTGGGCAACCAACTTAACTGCAGCTGGTACCGCAAAGCCATTTGCAAACTAATTAAATATATAACAGGAGAATAAATCGTGAATGAAAAAGTAACAGCCGACAATCCTAACCTACTAAATCAGCTTGCTGAACAGGCGATGTCGGAAGGCAAACAACAAGAACAAGTTATTTCAGAAATAACATATCCCTTAGATTCTACGGTGCTCCTTCCTGGCGGCTATATAACAGCCGCTGGGGAGGTCATCAAGACCGCTGAAGTTCGTGAACTAACCGGTAAGGATGAAGAATTTATAGGTAAATCAAATACTCTTGCAAAAGCTTTTAATGGGCTTTTAGAAAGAGCAGTTGTATCAATCGGAGAAATGCCAGTAACCTCTGAAATTATTGACCAACTATTGGTTGGAGATAGAGACGCCCTTTTACTAGGAATCTATAAAGTAACTTTTGGAAGTGAAGCAGAGCTAGAAGGTTTTTGTTCTGGCTGCTCTGAATACAAACCCGTTCAAATTGATATTGATGAGGATATAGAAGTAAAGACCCTATATAACCCAGTTGATGATAGACAATTTACGGTTAAAGGGAAAAAGCACAAATATCTGGTATCCCTTCCAGATGGAACGACTCAAAAACATCTAGTTAATAATTCGGATAAAACTGTAGCAGAATTAACTACCTTACTATTGGAGCAAACCGTCTTAGAAATAGACGACAACCCAGTTCTAAGTAAACTTCAGGCACAGAACATTAATTTAGCTGACCGTCGCAAGATTGGTGAGGAATTAGCTAAACGTGCTCCAGGCCCAAAGTTTAACAACATCGAAGTAGACTGCCCAGACTGTGAAGGAAAGGTAGTGGTCCCAATTAGTATTGGGGCTTTGTTTCGGTTCTAGAATCTATGGGTATAGAGCACTGCTCGAGGAGTGGGCTTTAATTTCAGTGACATTCGCCGGTTGGAGTTTGGAAGAAATTAAGGACCTAAGTCCTAGAGAAAGAATTAACTGGTTAGAAATGGCCAGATTCTTTGGAAAACTAAGTAGGAAGTCAGATGGCTGATAAAGAATTAACTGCTAGAGAGTTAAAACAAAATCTTACCCAAGCTAGGAAAGATGCTGCAGATGTAGCTAAATCCGCTAAGGAAATTAGGGATAAGTTTGTTGAGGCTGCGTCAGCTATTGCTAGGCTGCGAGATGTACGAAATGTAATGGGTGGAGGCTCTCCTGGGTCTTATAGGGGCCCTGGAGGCAGTGGCGGTGGCGGAGGTATGCCAAACCAGGCTGACATGGGAAACAGCCTCTACAGGCCTGGTGTGGGATTATCTGACTTTACAAATTTTGCCTCTGGAATGGCCAAAGGCTTTTCGGGTATGATGCCCGATGTGGGTTCAGTAATTCAACGTGCTGGAAACTACTACAATGCCACTGTTATGGGTGGATTTAGAGGCTCTCAAAGAATGAGCCGAGGGGCGGTAGAGAACGCTACATTTGGTGTTCTTGCAGAAATGGGTGGAATAACCAGTGCGGGCTCCAGTGCAATGGTTGCAAACATTTTTGCAAATCAAGGTCTGACTGCTGGAAGTTCTACTTATACACAAAATGTACGTGCAGTAGGTAACGCTGCTCGCTACCTAAACATGTCAAACGAGACAGCAGCTGCCGCCATAGGTGGATTAGGAACAGGGGCAAGTTCTGCTAATATAATGCGTAATTTTGGTATTTATACTAGCGACCCTAATACCGGTCAAGAACGCAGTATGGCTGATATTTTTGAAGATTTGGCTAGCAGATTAACCAGACCAGGAACTAATCCTACAGCGGAAGATGTTCAAGACTCTATTCGTAGAGGTGCTCTAGGTGCAGCTATTTCAGCTTCTGGGTTGAGTGACGACCAAAAGCAACTGTTTAAGCAATACATGATTGAACGTGCTAACGGTAACCGCATGGATTTAACTGACCAGAATCAAATGAAAAAATTAATGGATGCACAGAACCTACCAGGTCCTGGAACTGGTCTTATGGCTATGAATGACAATCCATTAAACGCAATGATGGATTTAGAAACATCTGCAGAAGGTGTAGAAAAGTCTGCTACTCCTGCTTACATTTTAGGTTTACGTGGAGCTACAGCTCAACTTAAAGGTTTGGATTTTGTCGTAGGAAACTTAGTTAAAGTTTTTGGAGCTCTTAATTCTCAATTACAAACTGTTTTAGGTGCAAGAACTACTCAAGGATTATTAACTATGGCTAATTCTTCACTTAACTTAGCAAGCTCTGGAATTCAGGCAATGTTAGATGCTGACCCTACTGGTATTACTAAAGCAACTGCTGGTGCAGTTGCTGCTGGAGTTGGAGCTACTGGGTTAACATTTGCAGGAACTCTTGCTGGTGGAGGAAATATTGCTGGACTTATGGGAGGTAGCGGAAGTACTTTTACTGGTGGTGATGGAGGTAACAGTGCAATGGGTACCGACACTGGTTCTATCTCTGGAAAACTAGGTGGACTAGATACAACTGGTTTTACTATTGGTTCTTCTGAAAAAACAGAGGTATCTTCTCCTTTAAAAGGAACTCTTACTACAAAGGGGGGGTATAAATATGGTGATGTTGAAAAAGCAGGTAATGGCACTGCTGGAAAAATACATGATGGAATTGATTACGTTGCTGCAAAAAATACTGCTGTATATGCAGTTGCTGCTGGTGAGGTGATTGAAGTTAAAAAGGATTATGAGGATTCCAGACCGGATGCAAATGGAAAGCTTAAGTATCAGGGTGGAAGTTATGGAAACTATATAAAACTAGACCATGGGGTTGGGAAAAACGGTAAAAGAATATATACAGTTTACGCTCACTTACTAAAAGGAAGCATTCCTGGACACATTAAAAAATACTATAAAGTTAAATCTGGGGAGTTTATTGGGCAAGTTGGTAGGAGCGGTGAGGCTTATGGTTACCATCTTCATTATGAGCTTTTTGAAGGAAGTAATACAGTAAACCCCAATAAACTTAGGGGTCTTTTAAGAGCAGGAAAGGCTAGTGGAACAAACTTTAGTATTAGCTCCGAGCAATCAGCTGCTCTTGGCAGTTTGGTAAGTGGATTACAGTCTCTTTATTCGGGAGATGTTCAAAGTGGTCTTTCTCAGTTGCAAGCGGCATTGGGAGTAAGCGGTTTAACTAGCAAGTATAATGTTCCTAGTCCGTCTCCTGCAACTGGAGTTGGAAACAATGGTACTGGTGGCACTGGGGGAACAGGCTCTGTTAATAACAATACTGTAAATGTAAATTTAAATATAAAAGATGCGTCTCCATCAGAGGCAAAAAAGTTTGCAGATTATGTTAAAGAATATTTAGAAAGTGAAACTCTTACATCTAATCTAGGGAGCTACTAATGTCTATTAATCAAGTACGAGGAAGCCTTTTAGTTTCTGACTTAAAGTCTAGAATTGCTGCACTTCATTCTCAAGTTACTGTATTAGATAACGAAATTGCTGCTTTAAATGAAGACATTACTATTAGTCCAAGCACCCCTGCTCAGCAAATAGAGTTGATACAGAAAAAAGAACAAAAAGCCCTTAAATTACGAGAAATTTCTGAATTAAATGCTCAATTAGTGCAAAACTCTACGAATAATGCTCAAGCTGCAATTACTGCTACTGTAGCTAAAGTTCAGGCTGTATCAGTTCAACAGTCGTCATCTGTTAACGATGCAAATGCTGCAACAATAACTATTCCGTCTAGTTCTTTAGAGTACAATGTTCCAAGCGTAAAAGACGCCTACTTTAGCACAAGAGCAAGCTTTTTAAAGGCTGCAGGATTTTCTTCTAACAGACCTGGGTCAGTGGCTTCTGCAAATGAGCTGTGGTCTGGTTCTAAATCAAGTAAAGGAATGATTGTTACTTATACTCCGCCAGCTACTGGAGTGGAGTATCAAGGTAACCAGCCGCCTAAAACTGCACTTGGAAGTAGTGGAGCTAAATACGGATTCCAGTTTATGTATAACCCAGCCACTGTTAGCATGAACTATCAGGGCCTTCCAAATGTCGACCAAGGGTATGTTACTAGTGGTAGAGATAAGTTTGTGTTGTACGGTACTGCAGTTACACAAAGCACGATTAGTTTTCAGCTTTTAATCAATCGTATGTTTGATATGAAATATTACGATTCAAATGGAAGACTTAAAACTGGTGCCCAAACAGCCTATGCGGGTAAAGTTCCTTCCCTTACTGCTCAAAAACAAATTTTTAATATGGGCACAATGTATGACATAGAGTATTTACTACGAACATTGCTTGGGTATACATTAAAAAGTTATCTAAGAAAGAACCAGACTGCTGACATGGGGTTCTTAGGAGCAAAGCCTGTTGAGCTGCATCTTGGAAAGTCTTTAAGGTATCTAGGAACAGTTACTGACTTAAGTATTGAGCACGTTATTTTTAACGAACAAATGGTCCCTTTGTTTACTAACGTAAGGCTAGGATTTGCTAGACTTCCTGACTATCCTCTAGTTGAGGCTTCTGTTCAAACTCCACCAATTGTGACTCCTGGTCCTGGTGCTGGGTCTCCTGGAGATGAGCCTAGAGGACTTTATGATATGGGTGACCTTGGTGTTGGTGGCGGCTTGTTTAATGATGCTATTAATTAGGAGATAACATGATTTATTCAGATAGTAGGTATGCTTCAGGAAAAGTACTGAAAGCTCAGGATGCTCGAACTGGTGAGTACGTCACCACCGTATACCGAAACTGGCCAGTTATTAGAAGTCCTTTTTATAACTACACTTGGATTGAAGGAGACAGAATTGATAGAATTGCTGACCTTCTTTTAGGCAACCCTTCTTTTTGGTGGAAGATTATGGATTTAAATCCTGAATATTTAAACCCATTTAACATTCCTGTCGGAGCCACAATAAGGATTCCTAGTGTCTGACATTATTCATCGTAAATTTCGAAAAGGAACTAGGTTTACTGTTTCGTGGCCTAGTATACCTTCATTTGAGATTCAGCCATTGAGAATTGATTTAATTCAAAAACAGTATTCTCACGATGTGGTTGTTTTAGAGTATCCGGTAGTAAGTCCGTTATATTTTGAAACAATAAAGACTGGGGTGCTAGTTGAGTTTACCTGGACACAGGAAAATCTTACAAGAAGCTGGGTTGGCTACGTATCGTCTATTGACAAAATTGTGAATAGTAGGCGAGACATATCTATGAGAATTCATTGCGTTGGAGCAACGTATCCTCTTAAACAGCGAGTAACCCGAGTTTTTACTAACTCCTCCATACCGGAGGCAGTTGAAACTATTGCAAAAGAATTTGGATTAAAATATATCGGAACTAATCACAGTAGAAAGTTTAATCAGCTATCTATTGCTGGCCACTCGTACTGGGAATGGATGCAGGAACAAGCCAAAAGAATTGGGTATGGCCTTATTTCAGATGGAACTAATCTAATATTTAAACCAATAGATGAAATAATAACTGAGAAGTTTAGCTCTTCTCCCATAATGAGCTTTGACACTACCCCTACTCCAGCAAACACTATGTATCTAGATAGAACTCTTGACTATTTTAAGGTACTTAATGGAGAGCATTTAGAGAACGTTGCAGAACTACGTATGAACAAGATAGTTGGTGGAGTAGACCCAATTACTGGAAAAGCTACTGTTGCCTCTTCTGACCCAGGAGCTCTAGGTAAGTCTGTTAGAGATGTAACTAGCGATGTTTTATTTGATGACTACAAAACTAGTGAAGTGGCTAATGGAGGAAACTCTGTGACTCAGGCTGCCGAAGGCATTGCTCAACTAGCCAGATTTGCTATGCCTGCTGACGCTCAAGGACAGGGAGACCCTAGATTAATGCCATTTGTTCCTCTATATATTACTGGGACAGGTGAGCTAACTGACGGATATTGGATAGTAAAAGACTCTAAACACATACTTCACAGAAGCGGAGAATATGCCGTAGAGCTAAAGCTGCTTACTGATGG